ACTTATTAATAAAAAAATTGAGGAAATGATTGAAGAATTAATTTAATTTTCCACTTTTCTTTTACTATTTTCACTATTTGATATTTATTGATATGAGAAAACGCTATTGGAAAGACAGAAAAAACAGAAAGTGTCCTGATTGTAGTAGGATCATCTATTATACTCGTAAAGACACTTTTGACCGTGCAGTAGGAAATAATGCTGTTTGTAAATCCTGTGCGCAAACAGATAGAAAACTTACGATGGATACCATAGAGAAAATGAGAAAACCAAAGAGCAGAGGACATAAGAAAAATATCTCACAAGGTATGACTTTGTATTGGCAGGAAAGAAAAGAACAAGAATCATTAAAGTATAAGGAATTTGAATGGCTCAGTTAAAATTAAAACAATTAGATAGTGTCCTAACTGGTTCGTTAGTAATTTCTGGTAGTCATAGCATTACTGGTTCATTGTATGTATCGGAAAGTATATATGGAGATGGTTTAGTATTAGGAGAAGAAGCATATTCTTTAGGTACTAATTATGTAGGACTAAAAACTACACACCAGACAGGTTCAAATGATTATATGATAATATCTGGTAAATCGGATGGAAGTACTTACATATCTGCTAAAGATGGTGAAGAAGTTGAAATTAGAGGGGGTGGTAATAGATCTAATAATTCAATTATTATACCCGATAATACATTTATTAAACTTGGTGGTAGTGCTACCACTTTATTAAGACCAGAATCGGATAATACAACAGATTTAGGCTCTTCTACACTACGATACAAAGACATTCACTTGTCTGGTGATATAAGTGGCTCAACTGCAACTGGTTCGTTTGGAAAATTATTAGGTGATGGTAGTAGTTTAACTGGAGTTTCTGCAGGAGTATTTGCAAAAACGGGATCATTTTATGCAGCAACTCAAGATTTGAAAGTAAGTGGATCACTAAATGTTTCAGAATCAATAAATATAAGTTTAGTAGATAGTGGATCTACTGCTATATATAGTAATAATGTACAAAACGGATATCCAACTTCAAATCCATGGCAAGTAAATCTTGAAGGTAGTTATTTTAATAATTTTGACAATACTACTCACGTGAGTGAAATTTTAAGATTTTTAGCAGGTGCAATAAGTCATTCATTAGATGTATCAGATGCAGCACCTAATACTTATTATTATAATAGTATAGATACAAATGAAACCAGTTTAGGTACATCAGATGTAATATATGGATATTTACCACAAAATCATTCTGGTATAAGTAATACAACAATTAATTATTTGAATTTTAAAGATTGGTGGAAAACTGGAGGAACTTGTTTTAGTGGTGTTACAGTATATCATGATAATGGTCCAAATTATTATATAGACTTTGATTCAAATAGAGCAGGATCAAGTAATGTTAGTTCATCTACAGCAACTGAATTGTTTGGTTTAGGTGGATTATCAAGTGGGGCTGCAAATGATTTTTCAGTTAGAGTTATGGCAACACAGTCTTTTAGTGATACAGGGAGTGTGGCAAATCCATCATCATCAAATACATTTACAACTCAATCTTTTCGAGATTTTTCTTTAAGTTCTTTTGGTAGTTCTAATGGATTGACTTTAGCAAAAATTAATACATCACAACCAGCAGTTATACCAGCAGCTTATCAAGATGGTAAATTTGCAGATGTAGGTGGAACTACAATGAGTGGTTCTTTGACTCGTAGATATTCTGGTTCTAATCCAGCTTTAGCTAATGACTTTCAAAGTGTTTCAGCAAGTGGATATTATAATTTTCATGGATTAAAAGTTGCAATAAAAAGTGGTTCACAAGGGGTTGCCAATTACACTTATAAAAATGGAACTACAAAGAATAATTTTTGGGCACCAGTAGATACTATTGATACTGCAATAGGCCTTAATACATTAGCAGATGTTGGAACAACAACAAGATATTTAACTTGTGTATCGAGAAGTTTGAGTGGAGTACCTTATACAACTGGTTCTACTTATGAAATATCAACAAAAGTTACAGGATTGTTTAATCCAGGGTATAAAGATACATCCACATTAGTAGATATGGCTGGTGGTAATGTTGGTGTCGGTAGTACTAATGTTTCCGATGATAGGCTTTCTACCGCTGGTGGAACAATACAGACTGCAAATGTAGTTTATGATAGTGGAGGAAGTAGTGCAAGAAGTACAAGTACAGTTCCATATTATAATGATATAGTATTAATAACTGGTTCAGTACTATTTGCTGCTGGTAATGATGATAATATACAATCTTCAGCAACACTTACTGATGAAACATTTACAGTAGCAACAAAGGGAAGAAATAGAGATGGTTCACAATCTACATTAGATACACAGACAATATATTATCATTCTGCAAGTATGTTTGGTCAACTTCATACAAGTGGAAGTATGGCAGTTTATGGTAGAGCACAAGGATATGATGGTGGTAGTTTAACAGGAACAACAGAAACATTTACTGGTGAAAGTTACAGAATACAATTATTAGATAATGTTCAGACATTTACTGGAACTGCTTGGGTTACTACATTTGCATTAGGACAGTTAGGTAATTATGACTTACAAGTGAAACCGGGTTTCTTAGTAGATCCAGGTGGGAGTTATAGATATTGGTATCCAGCAAGTTATGGTAGTGGAACATATAAATATTACATACGGAGATTCCAAACAGATGGTAGTACATATTCAAGTATGACGGTAAATCTTAATAATAATACTTTGATAGCTTGGAACGCAACCACGAATGGTGTTTCATGTGCATTATTATTCGAGAGTTCTGGTAAAAATAGTGGTAATAATTCTTCTTTGGGTGTTGCAAGAATTTACGATCCTGTTGCAATCACAAGTAATTTGATTGAAGCAGATATATCAAATGATAATCATAAGAATCCATTTTCTACCGCAATCAGTTTATATGGAAATACTGGTGGTAGTATTGCAAGTAATACATATACAGTTCCAATAAGAAATGCAGATGGAATGTATTTAGATAGTAGTGATAATGAACTTTATGTAATAGTTAGATATAAAGGTGATCCAACACCAATAGATGACATAACATTAACTTTTAGTTAGAGATAAGAAATGGGATTAATAGATTCAGGTTCAAAATCAAGTAGATTATTAGCGTCGAGAAGGTATACTCACAATACCTACACGACTGCTCAAGAATCATTTACTAATGTACTTGATTTACAATCGGCTGAGATTTATACTCAAGCTGGTAAGATTCCTTCATCTGGATTGCCTCATAGTGGAAGTTCACAGAGTGGTTCTTTTTACTCTGTTAGTAGTGAAAATATTATGAAGTATTGGTATAGACATAAATTGACTAAATCAAATACTAATAATGAAATTTGGTTCTTTTTAGACCCAAGTGGAAGTAATAGTGGAGTTGGAGCACAATTAATAAATGCTAATCAAGTAACGAATTTTGTATCACCAAAATATTCAATATCTGGATTGGCAACATCTACAGTTGAAGATTCTACTCCAGGATATTTAGCAATTCTTTATAAATCAACTTCAGTTACATCTGAATCAGTAGATAGTGGTGATATAGTTTCAACTAATGATTATGTGTTTGATTACAAAACTGGTGTAATTCAATTTCTTAATGCAACAAAGGATCCAAGTGATAGTCAATATTGTTATATGTCTGTTTATCAATATGTTGGAACAACTTTAAATACAGGACTTGAAATTACTGGAAATATAAGTGCTTCTGCAACTGCTTCGTTTGGAATGGTATCTGCATCGGGTGATATAATATCAGATGGTGATGTTGTAGCATATAATTCATCCGATTTAAGACTTAAAGATAATGTAGAAGTTATACAAGGTTCATTAGACAAAATAGGTGGTATTCGTGGAGTAGAATTTGATTGGAATAAGAAATCACCTGGTTGGGCCCAACAGAGAGGTCATGATGTTGGAGTAATTGCTCAAGAAGTACAGAAAGTTGTTCCTGAAATTGTAGTAGAGAGAAAAAATGGTTTCTTAGGAGTTGATTATAAAAGATTAGTTCCATTATTGATAGAATCTATTAAAGAATTAAAACAAGAAGTAGAAGAACTCAAGAAAAAAGTGAATTAAGATAATTTACTTGATATTTATAGTATATAAGTTATAAACAATAATAAGGAGAAAAAGTTATGGCTAACAAAGAGATAAAGTTCTCAGATGAAGAACTCAAATCTTTACAAGACTTACAAAATTCATATCAACAGAAACAACTTCAATTTGGACAATTAGAAGTTCAAAGGTTGTTAGTAACACAACAATTGGATTCACTTGATAGTGCAAAAGCCAAGTTGGAAGTTGAATATGGTGAAGTTCAAGAAACTGAACGAAAATTGGTTCAAGATTTGAATAAAAAGTATGGTCCTGGAAATTTAGATCCAGCTACTGGGGTTTTTACACCAACATCAGAAGAAACTTCAGAAACTACTTAAATAATCTTCTACAAATATATCGTTTGAGAAAGTTACGCGATATTTATAGTAAATATTTATAGTCTGAAAACGACTAATTTAGTTATTTAAATTATAACATAGGAGAAAAATAATGGCAGAAAGAATCGTATCGCCGGGTGTATTTACTCGTGAACGTGATCTATCTTTTCTTCCTCAAGGAATTGCAGAAATTGGAGCATGCATAATTGGACCAACCTTAAAAGGTCCTGCTTTTGTACCTACAATGGTAAGTAATTTTCCTGAGTTTGAAGAAATGTTTGGAACTACGAGTAAAGATTATTACACACCTTACGCGGTAGAACAATATTTAAGGAGTGCAGGAACTGTAACCATAGTTCGTATTCTTAACACAAGTGGATACTCAGCAGATTCATTGGCAATTACGACAGGAACTACAACAGCGGCAACATTCGCATCAAATTCAGTTTCTATGTCGAGAATAGATGATGGTCAAGTACTTTCTATAACTGGTTCAGACGGAACTAAGTTTAAATTTACAGCAGCGGATGCACCAGTACCAGCTGATGAACCTTCAGCAAATTCATATTACTTCCTTGGAAGTGGTTCAGCAGCTACACTTGCAAATCGTGTATTATCAATGTCTATTCAAATTAACGCAGCAACTGGTATTCCAGTATCTACATCATTATTTGGAGGGGCTTCTACTAATTTATTTGTAACAGCTTCCAATTCTGGAACGGGTGGAAATAGTATTACATTTAAATCTGGAAGTACTACTACAACACTCGGAGGTGGAGCCGCAGCAATAGGTGGTAAAGTACTCGCAGTATTAGTACCATCTCGTGGTGGTTCAAGTGGAACTGCAGATTTAGAAGGTAGTACAATTATTGGTAATTGGGAATCAGCTTCATTAACATTGAGTGGTAGTAACTGGGGAGCAAAGAGCTTGACGGCAGACGGAACGGTAAATAAATATAGTTTCAGTTTTAGTACTGGAAGTACTAACGCTTCTTATATTGAAGATGTATTTAGTAGAGATGCAGCAGTTCAGAAATCTGGTCAGAATACGGTAGCAGCTTATTTGTATAAGAACTATAAGTATGTACAAACTACATCGGGATATTCCGCAAGTAATACTGTATCAGTCGTAGATGGAACTTTAGGTTTAGGAATAACATATCAAAACGCAACGACACCCGCTATTCAATCACAGACATTAAATGGTGGAAGGTATAGTTTATTTACAGTTAAATCTCGTTCACATGGTAGTGATGTAAATAACAAATATAAGCTTGTTATTTTGAATGTTAAGAAAGCCGGAACAATCGCAGGTAGTGATTATGGAGCATTTTCACTTCAATTAAGACAGACTGGTTTGAATGATAACAATCTAACAAAAGATAACATCTTAGAACAATGGGATGGTTTGAATTTTGATCCTACAAGTCCTAATTACTTTGCAAGACGAATCGGTGATAGATATGTAACAATAGACGCAAATGGTAAACTCACTTATAATGGTGACTGGCCAAATCTGTCTAAACATATTTATGTATCTGATTATTCAGAAATTGCAAATAATGAATCACCAAAGACGGTCGTTCCAATGGGACACGCAGCAATTAATAATCCACATGGTAGTGATGATTCAACTGTACCAGCATGGACATTTAAAGCAACTCAATCAAATGCACAAGGTGAATTTGATAGTGGTGTACTCTATGGTGTAGATTACGCTAATGCTGATGCTGAAGAATATTTAGCACCACATAATTCATTTGGAAATGGTTCAAATACCACAATGAGTCTTGAGGATTTTAATGGACATTCAGATGCATCAACACTTGGAACTACTTATTCAGATGGAACTGAAAAGATAACACTTGACCTTTCTCACATTAAACAGAGAAAGTTCGTTGTTCCATTTCAAGGTGGTTTTGATGGTTCAAATCCAGCAGTTCCTAAATATACAGGAGCTAATATTGTTAATACCAATACACAAGGATTTGATTGTTCAACATCTGCAACTGGTGGTTCAGTATCTTACAAGAAAGCAATTAATGCTATAAGTAACGCTGATGAATTTGATATCAATATGTTAGTAACACCTGGTATTATTCATGGATTACATTCCAAGATTACTAATCATGCAATATCTAAAATGGAAGCACGAGGTGATGCATTTTATGTATTAGATTGTGGTATTCATGGTGGTACAATTGCAAGTGCAGTTAATACAGTTTCAGCACTTGATAGTAACTACGTAGCAACTTATTATCCTTGGGTAAAGATTGTAGATAGAAATACATCGTTACCTGTATGGGTTCCGCCTTCAGTTGTGTTACCTGGTGTAATCGCTTACACAGATAAAGTAGCACACGAATGGTTCGCACCAGCTGGTTTGAATCGTGGTGGATTAACAACCGTACTTGAAGCACAAACAAGATTAACTCATTCTGAAAGAGATGAACTCTATGAAGATAGAGTTAATCCAATCGCTTCATTCCCAGGTCAAGGTGTGGTAGTTTGGGGACAGAAAACACTCCAAGCAAGACCATCAGCACTTGATAGGGTTAATGTACGAAGATTGTTGATTAGATTGAAGAAGTTTATCGCTTCATCAAGTAGGTACTTAGTATTCGAACAGAACACTACAGCTACAAGAAATAGATTCCTTAACATTGTGAATCCATTCTTAGAGTCTGTACAATCAAATAGTGGTTTATCCGCATTTAGAGTAGTAATGGATGATTCCAATAATACTCCAGATGTTGTTGATAGAAATCAACTTGTTGGTCAGATATTTATCCAACCAACACGGACAGCTGAATTTATTGTATTGGACTTCGTAGTGTTACCAACGGGAGCTACATTCCCCGAATAAGTTTAATCAATAGATTAACTAAACAAAAACCCCTCTTTTTTGAGGGGTTTTTTGTTGCCCGATATATTTATATATGAAGTTGATATAAAACTTCAAAAAAACTATGAAAAATGAATATGATGATTTTTATAAATTTTGATATTTATAGTTGAAGAATTAAACTTATTGGAGATTAAAGATGCCAGAACTATTAGATCCTTCTGAAATAATGTTCACACCGTTTGAACCGAAAACTAAAAATCGGTACATCATGTACATTGAGGGAATCCCAGCATATCTTATTAAAACAGCAAACAGACCTTCAATCGCCTTTGAAACTATCGAACTTGACCACATCAATGTTAAACGATATGTTAAAGGTAAGGGAGCTTGGGAAGAATTAGAAATTAGTCTATATGACCCAGTTGTTCCAAGTGGAGCACAGGCCGTTATGGAATGGGTAAGATTATCTCACGAATCTGTAACAGGTAGAGATGGTTATACAGACTTTTATAAGAAGGATGTAACTATTAATGTTTTAGGACCTGTTGGTGATAAAGTTGAGGAATGGACATTAAAAGGAACTTGGATTGTAAACGCGAATTTTAATGATTTGGATTGGGCAAATACTACTGATCCTGCAGAAGTTACTTTGACACTTAGATACGATTACGCTATCTTACAATTCTAAGGAGAAAAAAATATGAGTTTTATTACACAGATGCTATCAGATGATGCAAAAATTTCAAGTAAAAGATTCATTGGGTTTGCATCTTTCGTAATGTTAGTTGGTAGTTGGGTTGCTAATACATTTTTTGAATTTGCTATTAGTGAACAAATACTCCAATGTTTTATGTACATTACGGTAGTTGGGTTAGGTGTAACTGCAGCCGAGAAATTTGCATCACCTAAATAATAATTTTGACTGGGTATCTTAATTGATACCCAGTAAAGTTTTAAATAATTTGGTTATATTGATAAGTTACAATGACTATTCAATAAAGAATATAAGGAGATAAAACATGGCAGAAGAAAAACGCCAATTTCCAACCGAAGTAATAGATTTGCCTTCTAAAGGATATTTTTATCCGAAGGATAATCCATTATCAAGTGGTCAGGTGGAAATTAAATATATGACAGCAAAAGAAGAAGATATTCTAACTTCTGGAAATTTAATACAAAAAGGAATTGTATTAGATAAACTTTTAGAGGCACTAATAGTTACAGAAGGAGTAACACTTGATGATGTTCTAATAGGTGATAAAAATGCAATTATGGTAGCTTCAAGAGTTTTGGCATATGGTAAAGAATATCCAATAACATTTACAGATGCAAGTAGTGGTAGAAAAAGGGATGAAACAATAGATTTAACTTTACTTGAAGATAAAAAAGTAGATTTTAAACAATTTACTAAGGGAGTTAATGAACATCAGTTTGAATTACCTACTTCAAAGAGAGTTGTTACATTTAGGTTTCTTACACAGAAAGAAGAACGTAAAATAGATGATGAACTGAAGGCAATGAAAAAATTTACGAAAGAATCTGGAATTGACCCTGAAATTACTACACGATTAAAAATTTCTATTGTAGCAGTAGATGGTGATGAAAGTAGGAATACTATTAATACTTTCGTAGATAATGAATTTCTTTCCGTTGATTCATTTGCATACAGAACTTATTTGACATCAATTAGTCCAGATGTTGATATGACTGTTATGATCGAACTCGACAACGGAGAAGTCGAGGAGATAGCGGTCCCTGTGACCGCTCAGTTTTTTTGGCCTTCGACCAGAGGATAAACCATATATACACAATCAAATATTTCAATTAATTTATAACGCCAAAGGCGGATTCACATTCAATGAAGTCTACAATATGCCCGTGTATTTAAGACTTTATTATCTTAAACGACTTAAACAACAATATGATGAAGAAAATGCTGCCTATGAAAAGGCTACAAAAAAGTCATCTAAATTAAGTCGTCCTAGCATAAAAAAATCTAACAGATAATATTATTTTTTCTCTAATTTGATATTTATAATTGATAAGTAACATTCAGTTTTATTTAATTCGGAGCAAAGAATAATGCCTAAGTACAAATATGTTGTCAAAAATGAACAAGTTCTAAATGAGTTTATGGATAAACTTTGGGGACGTCTTGGCCGAAAGAAAGGCCGTGATTATGTAAAGTCTTTATTTAAAGACCCAGAGTTCCAAAGAAAGATGAAGGCTGCAGAGAGAGCTGCTGATGAACTCTATGGGCATATAACACAGGACGACGCACAACTTGAAAAAGATTTAAAAAAGGTGTTCCCTGATATATTTTAAATTTCTCTCGGATTAAATACGTCAACTTCTAACAAGGTATAATTCGTGGCGGTAAATAAAAACCAATTCAACAAAAATCTAAGTAAGTCAACTCTAGCATTTCAAGAGTTAGCGAAAAGACAAGATGAGCAATCACAACTCATTGTAAAGTGGATTGCCTCAAATTCTGATATGTGGGATAGCATGTCTGAAATCCAAAAGTTACAATTAATTTCTACCGAAACACTTAATAAAGATTTAAACAAGGGAGTTGAGAAGTGGAATAGTATGGTCGATCTGGCCAAAGATTTCAATTCAACTGCCGTTTCAACCAGTGAAGCTATACAAGACCAAGTACGTAGCGGTACCGCTATGCACTCTGTAGCTAAAAGCTTGGTCGGTAGGGAAGATGAGTATAATAAATTATTACAAATAGGAACGAAATTTTCTAAATCCAAAGCCGCAATCATGGCCAATACGGTTGATAGATCACGAGAACTTGCAGGAAATATGCTTTCAATAGGAACTTCAGAATTTATAAGTCTTGATTTAAATAGAGATATTGCAAAGGCAAAGGCGTATGGAAACGATAAAGATGTCGATCGCCTAAGAATTTTACAAGAACAACAAGATCTGATGAAAGGTATTCATACACAGATAGATGAAACTGCAAAGTTATTAGAACAACCATTTACTGCTATAGATGATTGGATAAAACAAATACCTATTTTTGGTGGATTATTATCATCACTTATGCCATTTGAAGATTGGGGAAAGAAAATATCTGATTCATTCAGAGAAGGTGCTTCAGAAGCAGCACGAGAAGAATTTACTGGATTGGATGATGCGACTCGCAAATCCAATCAAGAGGCACGAAATCAGCAGCAGATGTCCGATATGGAAGCCAAGCAGAAAGTTTGGATTGATAATGATTTTATTAAAAACGAGATAGGCCAATGGGAAAAAAAGACGGAAGAAGAAATGGCCGAGATAACAGAGGCTATGGGCGGTCTGGCCAGACCGACATCAGCTACCATTGATGAAATGAGTGCTGGGAATGTATACGGAGCTCCTGATGACCTTACTTCAGATAATTTAACAATAGCTGGAAATGTTACAATGTATGTGAATGGTAATTTAACTACTACAGGCGGAGTTGTAGAATCAGCAACAGGTGGTACAGATATTGCTGGTGCTAATATGATGAATTTTGATGAATGGAATAAATCCATAGGTAATGCAACAATAGCAGCACAACAAAGTATTCATGCACATAGAGGTTATGAAGAATATATGGAAGGATTTGCACAACCTAATATTGCAACGGAAGCCTTACCTGTGGACGCGATGGGTACAATGGCAGAAAATATAGCCAGATTAACGGATGCTGGAACAACACCAGGAAGTATTCATACTCATGTTGGTAATTTTGATGAACTTATTAATAAAATAAAAGGACTTATACCAACTATTGCTGCTGCTATGAAAGGTAAAGGTGGTGGAGCCGGTGGAGTTGGTGGACTTGGTGGAAATGGTGGTGGTCCAGAAGATAAGAGTGGAGATGCCAAACCTAATGGAGATGCATCAGATGGACCAAAAGGTCCGATAGCCCAAGAAAAAGCAAAGGTAATGGAGAAGATATCAGGCTGGAGTACAAAGATAGGTGAAAAGTGGGCTGAGATGGGAAAACTTGGGAAAGGGATTGCCATTGGTATCGGTTTAATGGTAGTTGGGGCTCTTAAATTATTAAAAACTGCGAATGAGTTAGGAGTGAGTTTTGGTTCAATTCCAACCGCAGCATTAATTGCTAAAGAAGAAGCACAGGGATTATTAGATAATTTTGGTACATTAGAAGGTGTAAGTAATAAAACATTACTCAATATGAAATGGATGGCATTTTGGAATGGTGTTCAGGCCGATGATATGGCAAAGATAGCGGCATTACAAGTTGCAACTTCAGATTTAGATATAGAGAGTTCAATAGAAGAACAATCTAAGTGGATGAAACAAATTAAAAAGGAAGGTTTATCTGCATCCAAAATTATGGCAGATATGGCATCTAACTCTGATTTCTTCGCATTACATATGAGAGAAGGTGGAAAGAATATAAGAGAGGCAGCTAAACATATGGCTTCATTAGGATTATCCTTGTCTGAAGCAGAAGCAATTACTGAATCATTATTAGATTGGGAAACATCTATTAATGCAGAAATGGAAACATCTGTAATACTTGGTCGTTCAATAAATCTTGATAGGGCTCGAAGATTAGCATATGATGATAAAATTACAGAGGCAATGGAAGAAGTGAAAAGACAGGCCGGTGGTGAAGCAGAATTCGCAAAAATGACTTCCACTCAAAGAAAACAACTTGGAGAAACTATTGGATTACAAGGTGCGACATTAGCAAAATTTATGCAGACAGAAAAACAAAAAGAAGCGGCAACGGCCGCGGCAGCAGAAGAAAAGAGAAAAGAATGGGCAGCGTATGGTAGGGCAGCAGGAGCTGTAATCGGTATGATTGCTTTTGGATTAGCTTCGGCAGTAACACTTGGTCTGGGAGGAGTAGGGGCAGGATTGAAAGCACTCGCAATGATGGGACTCGGTGCCGGATTAGGATACGCCGCTGGGGGTAAAGTAGGTGCAATGGCAGCCGGTGATGTTATGGGAGAAGCAGGTAAAACAACCAAAATTGCAACAAAAGAGGGTCAGTTTAGAGAATTATCACCAAATGATGATTGGGCAGCCGCTCCAAACTTACTTGAAACTATGGCAAGTTTAAGAAATCAACAACCAATAGTAGTTCAGGCA